GGCGTTTGTGGAATAACAGTTACATTTCTAAGATTATCGCCAATGAGACTAACATTGGCCGGGATGGTTATGGGATTGACTTCGGTATAGGTACCAGGCGCTACATGAACTGCGGTTCCGGCTGTGGCTGCTGCCAATGCTGCCCGGATGGTTAAGAACGGAGTATTGAGTCCACCGTTGTTGGAATCACTGCCGTTCTTGGCCACATAAATTTGATTTGTACTTGCTGGGATTTGTCCAACAAAATTGCCAGTGGTAGTGATATTACCTGCGGCATTGATAGCAACAGTGTTTAAGGTAGGTTGAATATTAACCGACGATTGCGATACTGTAACAACATTGGCAGTGTTAGCAATGTCAATGACAACATTTCCATTGATGCCTAGAATAGCAACTCGCGAGTTACCTGACGCAATGTTAGAACTAGCTCCCGCAACAACACCAGTCAGCAGACTACCGTTACCAATAAAATAATTACCGGTGATGTTACCTACACTATTAAACCCGCCGGTGCCAAGATACAGTGTGTTGAATCTTTGAGCTGGAGCACCAAGATCAGACACATTGTCAACTCTGGGCATGATTGAAGTATTGAGCTGGACAACCCCAATTCCCTTGGGAGATAGGATGATATTGCCGTTAACTGTAGAAGTGCTAATGGTATTATTAGCAATTTGAATGTTACTACCAACCGGTCCGGCGGTGTAAATTTCTGTGAAATTGTCGTTTGTTTTTATAAACGCGGTGCGTAACGGATCACCGTCGCCGTTATCTGGCAAATTGCCAACATTAATAATTTGTTGTGACATTGTTTTAGCTTCCCGCTATATTTAGCGGGAAAACTAGATCACATTTCTGCGTTGGATTGTGGGGCGAGGATACACTGCTCCCGAAGATGGGCGTAGCCAAAATCGCTGTCGAGGCCACGAATTTCCATTGATCGGACGGTCATAATAATAGGTAAGAAACTTGTTTGGCGCCTGGCGCAGATTATAATAGGAATTTGTGGGAGGCAATGGTATATTGGGATCAGGAATAACATCTGACTGTGCCACTGAATTAATGTAACTTATAGCATTGGCCTGTGTGAGATTTGGATATTGCTCGGCCAAACAGGCCATTATTCCCGCAGTCTGTGGGCTGGCCATGCTGGTTCCGGTTAGTTTTGTTAGATAATAGCTGGGATTTCTAGGATCTGCTACACCGGCTGCATTATAAGAACTCATAATATTTTCGCCGGGGCTCCAGATATTAACTTTTGCACCGCTGTTTGATGTTTCACTGAGCTGTTGATTTACCAAACTACCAATGTTGCCTGTCACACAGATTTGATTGTACCCGCTGGTACCAAACGCACCACTCTGTGCATTTGCTGGAACTGCCAATCTATTGTGGTATTTCAACCCATATAATACGTTTCCAAACGAAACACCAAATGCAAAATTAAAAGAATTACTCCAGTCAGGGTGACCTTGGTAGTAACCTGCTTCGTCATAGCTGTTGCCAGCTGCTGCGCACCAAATTATACCTTCTCTAGCACCGTCAAGGATGGCCTGTTCGGCAGCAGCGTCTTGATTGGTATAAAAGTATAAAATTACACCGTATAAGTCAATGTAACCTTGATACAACTGAACTCCTGATAAATTCCATTGTTGGTAAGTCCAATTTCCGTTGTAAGTTGCCTGTAGTGAGGTTTGCCCTGGTGGCGCTGTTGTGGGATATTCTCTAGGAGTATTACGATACCAGATTCTATTGCTGTATAACAAGCCATTATACGGAAAATAATTACCAAAGCTACCAAAACTCATGTTGACCACAGTTGGGTTTTTGCGTCCAGTTGCCGGATTTACAGTTTTGATATTGTTGTGCCAATATCTAATATAGTTAACCAATTGAGTCAGGCTTGGTGTAGTTGTTCCGTTGGTTTGTTCTCCGTATGGGCTTATGTTGTAGATATTGGCATTCCCTGCCCACCCGCAGGTATTACCGGCTGCTATACCAGCAACATGCATGCCGTGTCCGTTGTTACCGGCGTCGCCGGCACTGTAGTTGTATGTTCCTGCTGGTTCGCCTGTGACTTGTGGATTCAAGCTCCACCAATTAAATTGCACCACTCTTGATCCACCACTGCCATCGGGATTCACAGCATATTCTGGATGTCCGGGTAGTACGTTCCCGTCAAAAACAACAATATCAACGTTCTGTCCCGAGCTGGTTGTAATTACTGTTGCTGCTTGATTTGCGGTACCGTTGCTACCCCAATTTGGTATTTGAGTGCCGTTTGTACAGCGCAACAATCCCCAGTTTTTCATGTTTGCAGTTAAATTACCGCTTTTGTCCCATTCAGCAGAATATTCTGATCTCAATGGTGCAATAATTCGACCAGTGACATGTGGGGCTGGTTCAACTGCAAGAACCCGAGGATCTAATTTTAACATTGATACTTCTGAGTCAGTGAGTGCATACTGTGTACTGCGACACAGTGGCATGCGATCAGTGCAGTCAACTTTGCGATAAGGTGCATATCCTCTGGACCCAACACTTTCCATTTCATCATAGAAATTGTCTTGTGAATCGTAATCATGCAGTGTGACCACATAATCATTTTCTTGTGTTAGATCCATCAATGTTGGAGCTTTTGCTCCTAGAATTTGATCAGCATGCTCTTCAAGTGCCTTAGGATGTGGATTTTCTCCAAGTAGCTGCAGTAGATTAGCTGACTCGTCTGAGGTGATATTAATCATTATGATTCCAATCCAACATAGGTGATTGTGACTTGTATATTCTGTGTGCTGCCGCTGAGATTTTGAATACAAACAGGAATACTGTTGCTCACCGGACTTTCATCGTTAAAGCCAATTGCACCCGGGCTTATCAACACTGTATTGGCTCCAGTAGTGATGACTTCGGCAATAACACCAGCGCCTGGCTGCGGATCTGTGAATTGAGATCTTGACGAGTCAGCTGTTCTAGCAGCCACGCTGGTATATATTCTTACCCAACTTCCACCACTGGTGGTTATCTTATAAATTGCATACCCTTTGGCTATGGTAACAGATTGATTGCTGACAGAACCGTTAGATAACGTTCCTGAGTTTACAACTGCATTGGCTCGTGATCCTGTGCCACCACTCCCGGTCACAACGCCTGTGAGAAAAGCACCATTACCAAATACATAGGTACCGCTGACATTACCAACTGCATTGACTGTACCAGTCACAATGGCATTGCCGCTGACTGACAATGTTGATGCCTGCAATGTTCCAACAACATTGGCACCTGCACTTGCAGTAAGTAGACCTGAGAAATTAGCAGTATTTGATGCCAGGTACGTTGAAATTACATTGCCTGAAATTATGTTACTGGCCGAAATATACGGCGACGACACTGCATTGCCTGCTTGTACGTCGGAGGTTTGAATTTGTGCTGCTGTCATTTGCGATGCCCCAACTGCAAATTGGGTAGTGGCAAGAAATTGACTCGCCGACACTGCACTGTTTGAAATTAAATTGCCGCCGGTGATGTTACCATTTGCGTTGATAATACCGTTGGTACCAAGGTTGGCACCAAACATATTGCCTGTGGCAACTATGTTGCCACCTGAGCTTATACGACCGCTAAAAGATTGTTGCCCCGAGCCAGTGGCATTGATATTACCGGTGATATTTACAGTAATACCGTCAATTAACTGAGTAACTGTGGTACCAACTCTGTTCCAAGCATTTGCTGTATTACTGAATTGATACGTAATGTTGCCAACATTTGCTCGTTGCCCATCAACAGGGCTTGTGGGGAAAAATGCCATTAATACCTCCCAACAGCAATTTCAATAGTTTGAATGCTGTCATCTTCAATAGTTTCTAAACTTTTACCAAGTGTGCAACCTGGTACCCAAAAATTGTTGTCAATGGCCTGTGCCACACCGGCTTGAGTCGAAGTAACTAAAACATCACCTTTGTTAACTGGACCTTGAACACGGCAAGGTACCCTTCCGGTCAGAGCTAGTTGCAATCCATTGGCTCCAGAATTCATTACATAGGCCGGCGCAGTAGATACTACACCAGCGACTCGAGGATCATGATCAATTGTGGTTGTTGTTAAGTCTTTGGAACCATGAAATATCAACACAGTTCCTGGTTCGTAATCACTATCAGCTTCGTATATCTCAGCCAAGTCAGCATACAATGCTGATGTTGAAGTGGCATATATTCTATTGAAATACCCGCCCGGGCTACCAATTGTTCCAACTCCATTGGGATTTTGATTTATAATATTACCAACTGTAAATCCTAGACTTGAAAATGAAGCCACAGTATTGCCAGCTACATTGGCTATAATAGTACCACTTGGCGATGCAAAAGTAACTGTGCTTGTGCCAGATACAATTTCAGTTGGTGTAGTTGCAATACCAGTTAACAGTGAACCATTTCCAACAAAAAATGTTGCTGAAATCGCTCCCGAACTTACCATAGAATTAGCAGTGATATTATTGGCAGTGATAGAACCATTAGTATCACGTTGAACCACAGTGTTGGCCACAGTTGATGTTGTTGCCGGTGGTGTTGCGATGCCGGTAATATCAACCCATTGTTCACTGTCGCCGTCATCAACATACTGATACACTATGCCATTATTGGTGTTAAACCAAAAATCCCCGGGATCAGGTGCCACTGGTTCAGTTGACTGTGCATCAAATTTAACAGTTCCGCCACTGACAAACGGAACCCCATTGGCAAAATAATAATTGTCAGTTAAGATGTTTCCGGTATTAATAGTTGCTGCGTCAACATTGCCTGCTACTGTTGCTCCAGTAGTTGTCAGCAGCATTACATTTGCAACACCACCAACATTCATCTCAATGTTGCCTGACAGATTTGGCATGTCTACTTTGGATGTACCGTTTTGAATACGATTACCCGAAGCCACCCCTGTTGGAATGTTGGTTAAACCTGATCCGTCACCAATAAACACCCCAGTGGTGATAAAATTACCAGTTGAGGTAATGCTATTACTTGTGATGTTGTTGGCAGAAATATTTGCTGTGGGAAACGAAACCGTGTTTGCAACGGTGATGTTATTAGCAGTAATATTCCCACTGATATCCACACTGGAGGTATTGAGTGATATAACCGCACTAGCATCCAGTGTTGTTATTTGATAATTACCGAGAATTCGCTTTACTGTAGCCATCAACTAGTCCTTTTAACTATTTATGTTTTCTAGGAATAGCGCAATGTCCATGTGTTTTAGATTTTTAATTCCATCTAAATCTGGGTGTTTTTGCGTGGTTTTCCCACACACTCTAATCCAGGACACCATGGGGAAATCCAGACACACTGCTCTAATTTGCTTGACCCAATTTCCAGTAAATGTGGGCTGAGCATCAATGGGTTTGTAAAATTCTGCCCCAGCATATACATTGTTAAACTTACCTTTTTCATTGGGCCCCATGTCGTATCCTATAAGATAGATTGTATCGTGCCCATCAGTAGCTGCAATGCTGGCGCTGGCCGGTCCTGAACTGTTGCCATAGTATTTTTTAGGAATTTGATGAGCCCCACGCCCTGGAATGCATCTGCGAGTATAAAATCGTTTTCTTGCACTGTAGCCTGATTCTTGTATTCGTGTGCTGATGGGTTGATCTGTGGCTGTTAAAACATCAGGCTCAAACTCTTTGTAAAGAGCGTTGCAGCCATAGATTGGTCCAATTTGTTGTAATTTGGATAGATCTAATCCTTGGCGACTTACTCCGTTACCTAAACAAAATGCTGTGGTCATAAAAAATCCTCCCTGTATGTATTCCAGAGAGGATTGGGTTAGTACTAAAAAATATTAACTAGTCCACTTCTCAAGTTGCGCAATAGTGGTTGTTTGTTGCGCAGTGCCCGAAAGTATCACTGTGCCTTCGTCTGTGAAGAAGTTTGTGACATAGCGATTGTCGGCTACAACACTGGTATAGGCAAAGTCATTGCCACCTGTCCAATCTTGGACCCACTTGTTGGTTAATTTACTTGCATATACAAGTGAGCTGTCACCAACTGCAAAACCAATTGCCATATATCCGGCTGCTGGTGTGGCATCGTTATCTAACACACAGACACCAACTTCATTGCAGGTTCCAGTAGTACCTGCACCTGCGGCTGCGGTGACTTGGAAGATGGTGCCAATTGCTGCACCAACTGGAGCACCCATTGCGACCCAGTTTGTATCGCCAACTGTTGCAATACGCACACTTACACCCACCACTGCATTGGCAGGATCAATTGCTGTGTTGGTTGCAACCAAAAACTTATGTGCACCTTTCTGACGTAAAATTACGCCATCATCGGAACCAGTGTAACTGCTGGTAATGTTTACAATGCATTTTACCACAGGATTAGTAGCTGATGTGGCAGTGGATCGAACACCACCAACAACACCAAGATAATCATTGGCGCTTAGAGTTTGTGGATTGGTGTTGTAAACAGGATCGGTCAGCGATCCAAAGTTTGGAAATCCGATATCAATACCAACTGCTGCACCTGGTGAGCCTTGGCCTGAATTTGTTGAATATTTTTGTATTTTGAGAGGACGTCCCATTTGTTTTCTCCTTAAAGAAGTCCGATGTGGGTTCTAGCCACTACGCGGTGGGTTAATCCCGCATAAGCTGCAAATTACAGCATTGATATTTATAGATTTTTTCAGAATTTTATAGTACACTAATTACAGCATGATCTCATTAACTTTGACCAACGGCGCCACCGACTATGAATTACTGTTTGATCTAGTAGATATACCAATTGCTCATCGTTGGTTGCAGCAAGTTGAGGTGTTTGTACGCAACGGTCAACCCTGGGACGATCCGGTTAGATTTTATAATTTCCCCAACACTTATTGGAATCAACACACCACCGCAGAGAAAATTCAAGACCTATGCAATACAATCAACCAGCATAGTCCTGGACTAATAAACGTTCCTCGGTCATCAATGATTACTCAAGACGAACTCAATTATCTGCACAATATATTTGAACGATATCACGGGTTGTATGATCAACAGTTGACCAATGAATTTTATTCCAATGCACCAATCAAAGTGCAACGTGCCCTAGGCGATTTAAACATCTGGATTCACCGATATGAAACTCTAGGGGGAATTCCTAGATTTGTCATGACCTGGTCTGGCAAGCCAGTTCGTCAACCAATCACCGACTTGGACTTTCAACACTTTAGCCTTGAAGAACACTGGGGAGATTTACGATTAAATTATTGTGAAATTGGAAAATCATTGTATGATCTCTGGCATGACAATGATCAATACATTGCCAAAGAAGCATTTAAGCCACAGCATTGGTTCTCTTTTGACTTCACTGTGAGATTTGCCACCGAGCCCAGAGAATACTTTGATCAACTTGAAGATCAAATCTGGGACTACTTTGATCAAAACGCAGAGATGTTTTTAAATCTAGGTTATAAAAAACATGATCCGCGGCTGGCATTGGGTGCTATCACAGTGGCCAAACTACAACAACGTCAACCACGTGATGTGATCATGCAAATGATTGATCAACATCAAACCGTCAAAAGTATTTCAATTACGTAGTCAACAAAAAAGCCCCTTGCGGGGCTTTTTTGATTTGGATTGCTCTCTGATTAGGAGAACGACAGGTTCGAAACAGCGATCTCACCCAGATAGTCAG